GTCTATCCTCCTAAAAATATTATCTATAATACATAATTATATAACCTCAAGGCGCCTCGTGGCAACACAATCTTAACAGAAACCTCACGGCCGTATACATTTCCCTTCCCTTTGGCTATAATGAACGTAGTCTTTTTTTGCTAAAGGAGGAATACCCATGTTAACCAACGTCTTTTTCGACTGTATCAAACGCGATGGCATCGTCTCTGTCGCTTCGGCCAATGCCGAAGGCCAGGCACACATTGCAAACACCTGGAACAAAAAAGCCGAACTGTAAATCTATAACATATTGGAGAATACAAAAATAACCGCTTCAGACCCTAATCTTGAGCGGTTATTTCTATAAATAATTTATTCTGGGATCATCCATCTATCGGCAATATTTTGTATACAGAAAAAGAGCCCGGACACGATTACGTGCAACAAGCTCTTTTCATTCATGGTGGTCCGCAATGTCATTAATTCTAAACCTATTTATTTTACAGATGACTATTTTTATATTTTTTGTTCTGCCTAGTATGTTTTTTCTCGCATTATGAAATAAAATGCCCCCTAAATTTAGCTGATTGCATCACTGAATTTAGGAGGCACTTTCTTTACATGTATACCATTATTTTGTCACCCAGCCCACCAGAAGAATTCCTGCTGTAACGGCCCAGGTATCCCGCTGTCGTTTTAAGCGGGCTTCTTTTTTTGTCATATTATTGATTTGGTCTGTCAATGTCTGCAAAGATTCTTTCTGCCTCTGTAATTCGTTGTTGGCTTGAGTCAATGAGACGCTGGCTGTCTGCAATGAGTTTTTTGTTTTCGTCAACTGTTCGTTGGCTGCTGTTAATTGAGTCTGCAACGTCGTCGAGTTGCCGTCGAGCTTGTTCAATTTCATCTGAAGCGTTGACAAGTTGCTCTCTAGCTCTCTGATTGTCGTCTTTAATTGATTGTACTGTACGGCTGACATCGTGATTGCCGCTGGCTGCTTGTCTATCGTAGTGCCGGTACACCATCCAGCCTCCGGCAAGAGCAACCAGAAGCAGCAACAAGCAAGCAATGATAAGTGTTTTATTTTGTTGGACAATGGCTTCAACTTCCTTTCTCTGCGGCAGATACAATAAAATCACCTCCTACATATACCACTCATTCATATCCAGTCCCCAGTCCCAGCCATCAATGCGGTCATCGGATGTGTACTGCCATCCTGCCAGCGGCAAGCGGCAAACTTCCGAGTAATCGCACGTTGCATTGTACTGGTTATACCAAATTGGGACATAATCTGCCAATTCACTTGTAGCAATGTAGTCTCGCAGGGCGTAATAGCCGGCGTAGATACCGGCCGACTGACCGGCTGCATTTAATTCTGAAATAAATGCCGAACAGCGTCCCGTAGGATCTGCAACGCCGGTCAACCACTTAACCGGGTTCGGCAGCGTTTTGGGATCGTCTTCAATGTCGTACCAAATCCCCAGTGCCGGTGTTTCACCGCCCAACAGATTAAGCATGGACTGTGCTTCCACTCTGGCTTCATCGGGAGTCCAGGCGTGAGTATAGCAATAGACGCCCCAAGGTAAGCCACGTTTACGACATTCGCCGATGAAATCATAGACGCAAGCCGTCGGAGATTGTCCGTTCAACGCTTTAATGATGACGCCTTCGACGCCAGCATTGACAATATCGTCAAAGTTAATGCCTTCTTGCCAATCAGAAATATCAATTACTTTCATATGTGCGCCTCCTATTCTTCAATCGTTTTAATTCCATATTCATGAGCCAGCATATTTTCTGCTTTGCATCCACGGTATTTTTTCCAATCTCCGATAAAATATGCCACATCAGCCTGCGATAAAATCAAGATGGATTGGCCTAAAAACCACAACGGCTTAGCATCATGAGGTGCTCCCTGGAAAAACGAGTCCAGCACAACAACGTCTTCGCCATATTGCTTTTTAATCGCTTTAATCGCACGGGTCCGCTCTGCTAAAATTTGTTTGTCGGTTTTATCTCTCATAGGCTGGCTGATAAAGGCTTTAATTGTACTTATATATATTCCTCCTAATCTTTTACACAGTAATTTCCCCACTTCTTGTAAACGTCGACATAGGTTTCGTTTTTGTCGCCGTTGTGTGTAACTTCGTAGTACATGCCATCTGACACCGTCGTACTTACTAAGCACTTCCAGTTCTGTAAGGTTTTGGCAAACCAGACGACAAAGACGTCATCCATCGTGAGTTTTTTCCCATCAGTAACATCTACATGGTCATTAAAATAATTCATGACGATTCTTCTAGCTTTTTCCTGCATCCTTCTTGACCTCCTGTCTTAATGGCATAGCTCCTACTGGCGAATTATACCGCGAATCCATACCGTACTTTGTCCAGGCTGCTTTTGCCAGGCCCACGATACCGGCCAAGCCGCCGGCCACGGCAGAGACACCGGACCAGCAACTCATAAGTTCAAATTTTGTACCATTTAGTGCATTTGACCAGTACCCGTAAAGCCAGCTACATAAAATCAGACAAAGAAAAATCATCATGATGACGGACAACATGATGACTAAAGCCAGCCAATTTTTCTCTGCCCAATGTCCAAATTGGACAATCTTTTTCATAGCATCCCTCCTAATGCCGAAAATAATCAACAATAAAAGATATGATACCGCCGATAATGCCAGCGATGACATACATCGAATTGATACGATGATGAGCCGAACGGCCGCGCTGATCTGCGATGATTGCCAGCTCTTTCGTAGCCTGAAATTGCTCTTCTAATTTTTTCACCGTATCGAGCGCCTGCTTTGATTGTGCTTCAAGTCGGCTCATGCGTTCTAGAACTTCCGTCTGGAAATCATGTTCACTCATACGCTCTCTCCTACATACCCTTTCACTTCGTCTTCGGTATAACCTAACCTTAATAGCTTGCAGTTTGTATCTGCTTTGTATTCGTACTGATACCGAACGTTATTCTGCTCATCGACGGCTATTTTATGGGTATCATCTGTTAAGCCATCCCCTGTTATTTCGCCTACGTTAAACCATGCGTGCATTGTGTCCAGCAGATTTTGGAAAGCTGGCTGCCACTGTTCTTTGGGGAAATTCTTACGGATATATTCATAATCTTCTTTTGTGTTTAGATTTTCCGGGAATCCTACCATTTTAGTGCCTCCTATGTAAATGCGTAATACATGCCAACTTGTTTGATTGTAGCAACGAAGGGAATCTGGTCTTTATATTTCTTAATTTGTTTAATCAGCACTTTACTACCCGTAAATGTTACGTACAGATTGCCATTTAAGCGATATTGCAGTTTCAGACATTCCCCGTTATTTTTCGTGCTTTGCGTAATCATTTGTCCCGTCACTACGATTTCTTGATTCAAGATTTCAGATAGCTTTTTCTTCTCTCCATCCAGGGTAGTTTCATCTGTCGCAAATTCAGAGAATTTATGTATGTTTTCCAATATTGACCATCTCCTTTAGCTCATCTAATTCCATTCGTATTGCCAGATTATGAGTCTTAGCGTGTTTTAACCAACCATATGCACTTGCTATTTGAGCCATAGCCCTGTCTTTATCTATGGTTCCGCCTTCCAACCGTCGCTTGACGGTACGCATACGACGGCGGATTCTTTTTGCTGTTGATTTTCGCACCAGGATTTTTCCATTCGGGAAATGGCGATAGCCTAAAAAGTCTAAGCCTTGCCAGGTATGGAATAGCGATAGCTTGCTTAGTTTCATGTCCAATCGTTCATAAACGAATTGTTTCACCTGGCGCATAACCTTATTTAGCGCTGTTTTGTCATTACCAAAGATGACGAAGTCATCACAATAACGAACATATGCTCTGCAATGCAATTCATGCTTGACAAACATGTCCAGCTCATTAAGTACCAGATTCCCGAACCACTGACTCAGAAAATTACCGATGGGGACATTCTTTTCGGTATGGGTGCTATCAATAATGTCATCCAGCAAACTTAATACTTCCTGGTCTTTGATTTTATGACGTATGACCGCTTTTAAAATGTCATGCCGGATAGATGGATAGAACTTGCTAATGTCACCTTGTATACAATACTCGTACTGGTGGACGAATTGCATACACCGAATACTTCCTTTATGTTGCCCTTTCCCTTTTCGACATGCATAGCTATCGTAGATGAAGATCGAATCCCATATAGGGGCCAGCACATTGATGATAGCGTGTTGTACAATTCTGTCCGGATAGAATGGCAGTATGTAGATAGTACGGTGTTTCGGTTCATAAATTTCCTTTATCCGGTATTCCGCGGTATGAAAGGTATGATGCATGAGCATTTTTTGTAATTTTTTGAGATTTTCTTCCTTGTGAGCGTCAACTCGTTGAATCTGTTTTTGCCATGTCTTCCCCTTCCTGGCATCATGATATGCCAATTCTAAATTATCCATTGCATAAATTTTATGGTAGAGATTCCCATATCTTTTCATGCAAATCCTCCTATAAAATTCGCCTGTGACGTTCATTTGCATTACTAGCCACAGGCGTTTCCCGTTGTGTATTTTGGCATTATCGCCAAGGCATATAGACCAGCCGTTGGGATTATGGCACGGACACCTATTTATTCCCGACGTATCGGACGCACCACGTGCCCCATTGCTCCTGTTGCGTTGCGTGGAGAAATTGTTGCAATTCGTAGAGCGTGAGCTGCAATTCGCACTGTTGCTCCACCAGCTGCCGAATAGAACGTGACGTAAAAAGCCATAGCACGAGCCGTGGAAGCCTATATACCTATTTTTTTAGCTAAATATTAAATTTCAGGGGCCAGCGGCTCGGACGCACCACGCGCCCCATTGCCCCCGTCGCGTAGCGCGGAGAAATCGCCGCAATGCGCAGAGCGCGAGCCGCAAGACGCACCGTCGCCCCACCAGCCGCCGAATAGAACGCGACGCAAAAAGCCCCAGCACGAGCCGCGCTTGGTACTATCAATATCACTGTTGTATACCGACAAGTCACTCCAAGTATACCCATCCATATACATATTATTCCCGCTATGTGACGATGACATGGATTCCAGTAAGTCGCTACCCCATTGCCACATATACCCAGCCGGGTCTTCGATCCCATAATTGCTAATCATGCGACGTCCGGATGTAGTTACGTGGCCACCAGTCGTATTGTAATCTTTCGAGCCGCTGACGTTTACGCCTTCCTCGATTCCTTTTGCAAAGTGCATGAAGTCTTCACGGGAAGGTAAATGTTTACCTATTTCAGCAAAGCGTTCGACAAAAAGTTCGCCATGGAATTTCGGTGAGCTTTCCCCGTCGCAGATGACGCCATCGTAGGCAGATACCAGTTTACTGCCATCCCATGATGCAAGGTAAATATCAATCCAGCGACGGCCATCAAAGACCATACCTTCTGGTGACGATATAGGCCGATGACGCAAGTCCCATACGCTGGCTGGCAGAATATCTCCTGCGACATATCCAGACAAAGGATGACCACTAATTGTCCCGACATCGGTACATTCGCAATGAAACCCGCCCACTTTACGAGAATTTGTCGCTGTATACCCAGTTGGAATAGTACTGTTAGCTGACAATACAATTTTCGGTACGGATGTATCTGTTTGACATGCGTAGATATAAAAATCCTTACCCTTGCGGTTGGCCGCCGTGGCATAGGTGCTATCATCCCAGACGTCCGCTGATGCAATGTCTATGGTACTGCTATCTTCTTGGATAAACCCTAAATTCCCTACGTTGACATAAAGATGTGATGGGACTGTAAGTGTTGTTTTTACCCCGCTAAAACAGCTGTCACGCATGTAACAGACTGGCAGGGCGGCGAAAGATCGTGAAATGATTTCAGCCGCGTAAATTGTATCAAAGTGTTGAGTTCCGCCTAATGACCGTACGACGAATTTAGCCGTACCGTCCGTAATTTCCTTTGTCATTTTAACCTCCGTAACATACATAATAGACTACCGTATAAGACTTTGGCTGCACCGTATCAGCCTTGCCATATATTGGATTCGACTGAGATGCATCAAAATAAAATAAGCCTGACGATGTGCCAGTTTCATCATTCTTGTCACTTATGCTTCTACTCACCCCACCGCCATCTTCATTCCATGTGAATGCGCCATTTTTTCTTTCATGCTCATGACCTTCGGGCGTATAGCAATAGTAGTATCCGGCTCTACCTGTAATATTAGGAATTCCGGCATCCTTACTCATCCCCGGGGATCCACTCCCTTCTAAGAAACATCCATTATTTAATGTGGGCGTTTTCCCGTCCGTAAAAATTTCGGCCAACAGTGGATACTTGGTTTTATCAAAAGCGGACCCATCACATGGCAGCAGGTATTCATAGTTTTTTGGTGTTGTCGTTTTCGCAATAATGTCTCCGACTTCATACCGGCACCTGTTATCTCTCACTCTCCAATGTGCAGTACCATCGGTCATATTAGCTATTACCCCCCCCCGTAGAAGACACGTCGCTGAAATTCGGCTCTTCATCGCCCGTAGTGCCAGCCGTTATACACTCTAAGTAGGCCCATGACGGAAGGTTCGCCGAGTACGCAATATCACCGATTTCATATGCTTTATTACGCTGTAAAGTCGTGATTCCATTTGTCGTTAACGTCTTTGCGTTTACGTTTTTCCATTTTTTCGATTCTGTCCCGATGCATCCTTCTCCATCTGCACGCGGTACAATATTCCGTGTTGCCATTATTTAACCTCCCTTGGTTCTATATCCCCATTTTCATCTAATTCCCACCTCGAAGAGTAGGTAGGACTAATGGTTGGCATTAGATTTCCCGTTTCATCAATTTCAAAATAATTCTCTCCATCAAGTGTGACTTTTACCCAATTCAGTGATTCAGAAGGTTTTTCACCTATAATATTGTCCCCTATGCACCGATAAGTATTTCCATCGGTATATGCCACAACGTCCGGGTAATTATACGCGTTGGCTGCGTTCCATGCTTTCGCACTTGCTGCATAAGCTGTCGCCGAATAATTGCCCGCTTCTCTTGCTTTTTCAATAGCAATGAGTGCTTGTTTAGTGGCTTCATCAGCTTGTGCTGTCGCTCGTTCATGTTCAGTGGCAAATTTACTGGCTTCATTAGCTGATTTTTCAGCGTATATTAGCGCCAAAGACGCTTGTTTTGCTGCTTCAACGGCACTAATAGGTGCTAAATTCGCACGATAAATCGTTTCTTGCAGCATCATGACTATCCAGTCCATCCCCTTTTCAATCAGAGAGAATGGTATTTTATCTGGCAAGTCTATATTGTTTTGTAGCGGTGTCTCTCTTGACAGCCGTATTCTCATGTTTGAGCTAATCGCGTTACCCTGTACCGGATAGGTATATACATTATTTGTATTATCAAATTCAAAGTTGGTCGTTATTTCTGTTTCCATTCCCGTTTCATCTACTAAATATCCATGTATATCAGATTCTGTCCGATACGGATACGGGTAGGAAAATGTTGTTTGTTTACCATCTCCTTTATAGGTAATATCTACTTCTGTAGCTTGAATCATTGTTTATCAGCTCCTTTCTTTTTAGACTTATTCTCCTTCGTCCGTTCTTTCGCCGTTTTATAGCGCCGGTCGAAGATGACAGCATTGGCCAAGGCGGCCAGGCTGCGGTCTGTATCAATCATGCTGAAGCGCATGATCGCCCAGAAGCCGTCGGTCAAGGTGTCCGGCAATCCGACAAAGCGGTTCAAAGCACGGTTTGCGGCTCGGGCTACGTCGGTGGCGTCCTGGTTTTTGGATGATGCTGCTTTCGAGGCTTTCATGAGTTCGTCTACAGCCGATACGGCCAGGACGTTGCTGCTGTCGTAGTTCGGTAATCCGAACATATGATTTCCGATGATTTCGGCGGCATCGCGGACGACGGGGATACCTTGTACAGTGTTGGTCATGAATTTGACGCCCATTTTTTTGAGCAGTTTGTCCAGGTCATCCCCGGAGACGGCCGAGCGATACAGCTGTTCAAATACGCTGTTCAGGACAATCCAGTACAGCATTGCGTTGAACATGGCCAGGCGATTGCCCGACTTCCATTTGTAGCCCGCATCGATGAGGGCATTCATGACGGTATTACAGTATGAGTAGAAGGGCGTAATCTGCGCGACGAGTCCATTTTTTCGTTGCAGTTCGGCCTGGTCTTTTACCATGCCGGAGCCGAGAACGTCGCGTACGGCCTGGTCTGCTTCAAAGAGTGCCTGGTCGCGCATCAGTTTTTCGTCCGTCTTCCCAGCGTCGATTTGCTGCCGGAGGGATTCTTCATACTGATATTTCCACAAAGCCAGACTGCACATGAGGTCGGTTTCGGTGATGAAGAAGTAGCCGTAGCGGTTGAGTGCGTCGCGAGCTATACGCGCCTTCTGCCCTGCCCGGCTGGTGTTTTTCGGCATAGTCAGGCGCATTTTCTGCTGCATGTCTTTATCTATGGTGTTGATACGGTCCGCCATGAAAGGCGAGTGTTCCATGACAAAGCGGCGATTCCGATTGTAGGTCGGCGTCCCTTTATAAAATCCAATGCCAAAGTTCACCATGGCTTTTACTGTATTCCATACTCCAATGCGATTCATCATTGGCAGGATGTTCAAGCCGTTCAAGATGGCTGTACTGTTTCGATAGGCCATAACAGCAAAGGTCGTGTTGCGACGCATGTTTTCCAGCATACGGGATATTTTATCTGTTTTCTGGACATCGGTCTTCCAGCAGTCTTTCGCCCACTGTTTAATGGACGCGTAGGTCTTCATGCCATAGTTCTCCTGGACAGCCGCTTCCACGTCCGGATGTGATATTAATTTGTACACATCAGTGACGGCTTCGCGCATACAGATATGGTGAATGGCTTCGTTGACCGCCGATGGCCATACATCCAAACTCTTATAAAGAATCTGGTTTTTGACTTGCTTCACTCGTTTCTTCGTACTGCCCATACCAATGCCCATAGTCGAAGAGCCGGACAGCTGTGTTTTGACAATGTCATCCAGTTCCATTTCATTGGTCCGCGTCGTAAGCTGAGGGTCGTAGACAATCGGATAGTACCCGCCGCTCACTTTGCGGCCATTGATGGTATACGGTTTCGCCCGGACACGTCCCATGCCGGAACCGTACAAGCGTTCCTGGACTTTATTCCGCTCCGGCCAGTATTGTTCCAGCTGGCTCCAGATTGCTTCCAAGAAGTCCAAGTCCTTATTGCTTAAAGCCCGCGAGAAAATATCCTCAATCGTGGCTTCATTGGCCTTCTGTGCTTCGTTCTTGACGTGTCGGTTCGCTTCATCAAGGACGCGCTGCCGGCCTTCCTGGTTGCCCCAGTTCAAGGCCATGACGAGGAGCTGTTCTTTCGTGAACCGTTCGACGCTGCCGACAGCATACAGTTTCTGGCTGCGCATCTTCCGCCACTCCGTATTCGAGTACATATGATAGATCCGCGCAAATTCCCGGCACGCTTCCTGCTGCATGGTGAGTTCCCTCCGGCTGGCCCTGTCGATAGGCTTATAGATGAATTGCATCCAATCATCACCCATGTTCCGAAGCAGCGTTTCGATTTTTGTCAGCGATAACAAGGCGTCGCTGAGCATTTCTTTTCCCCGACCTTTGCGGTTCTGGTCGTTTCGCTCTTGTTCAGCATCCCAGTTTTCCCGGTGTGGCAAAGACTTCACCAAGCGGGCAGCGGCATCGGAAATGGCGATGACGCTGCCGTCTGTATCGGTAAGGGTATTGGCTTCGTAATCGCGGCGGGACACTTTATTGACAGCCCGGATAGCTTCGTTAATGTCCCGGAATTGGGCCATGGTTAAATCTTTATCGTATTGGATACGGTCCTTTCCATCGACGATAGCCCGAATCCAGGGCGATACCAATTCGTCCGGCTTCGGTGCCGTATTCTGGCCCGTCGCATAGTCCGGCGACAGGTCCCGATAAATATAGGCCCAGTTCAGCGGGACCGGATTCCCTTTATCATCCAGCGGCGGCCGGCCGTCGCGGTCCGTCATGCCGAGGTTATAGGCCAGGTGTTGGATGAAGTACCTTGCATGAGGTCCCATGCGCACCGGATGATCGGCACGGCCTAATTGTTTAAGTATCCCTTTAATACCGTAGATTTCCTGACCATTCATGTCGAGGGAACCGCTTTCCCCAGCCATGGCCCGGCGGATATAATCGGCATTATCTTTGGCGGCCCTGGCCATAGCATAGAATTTCTGTGCATTGGCTTTTTCCATGACTGCCTGCTCGAAGGATCCGGCACTCATGTACTGGTCCGCCCGGTGACTGGCCGCTTTGGCTTTGATTTCATAGTGCCGCCACGTCGTCGCCTCCGATACTTTCATCGCATCCATTTCTTCACGAGCCAGTCGTAACATGGCCATGTCACTGCCCTGGACCATGTCACGGGCCTGATTGAGGCCGTGGATGACATCGTTCAACGAGTCCTTCAGTCCCTTGATGATCCTGGCATTTTCCTTCTTATTCGCCTGGTCCTTTTCTTTTGTGTCGGCCAGCTGCTTCTTCAGCTCTTTGATTTGCTGGTTCTTTGACAGGATACTGTCCTTCAGTGCGCCTTTTTGTGCGGCAGTACGGTCGATTTCGACCCCCAGGATTTTTCGGAGCTGTGCCGCAATCTGCGCATCGGTGCCGGATACATTGCTTACTTCGCGAAGGGCTTTGACACATTCCGCAATATAGCCGTTCATTTTTCGGCGCATAGTGGCCGCTTCCAGCTGATTCAAGGCCATCTGTCCGTTTGTCGACGCTAACATCTCATCAGCTTCAGCACGTATCATGTCCGGCGTCATGGCCATGTCTTCTTCATAGGTCTTGCGGATGGATTCTACATACTGGTCCGTCCGTTCTTCCAGGGAACCGCCGGCGGCTTTTAGTGCTTGTTTAAATTCCGCATCATCGGCATAGCCTAATTTGGCCAATATGCCGGCGCGGGCTTCGGGCATGTTGTTGTAGATATTCTCATACTGATAAATCGGATTTTCAGCGCATAACTGTTTTTGATAGGCAATGCGTTCTTCTTCCAGTCCCTGTTGACGGTCAGCGTCATCCCGCTGGCGGGCTTCTTCTTCATACTGAGCGAGGAGTTTCTCTTTCGCCTGCTCCTTGATTTTTTCGGCCCATTGATGAATCATTGTGCCTTCGCTGCCGGATAAATCACCGGAAAAGCCTTTCCGGTTCCAGGCATCAAGTTCGCGGATCCGCGCCCAGGTTTCGATTTCATCGTCCGACGCTACCATTCGGTCCATGGCCCGGCGGACATCGTCTGTCGTTTTTTTGCCCAGGTTTCTCAGATCCCGGTAAATGCCGACGAGCCATTTCTTGAAACGCCGGAACGGTCCCTGTAATTCTTTGACGGGGGCTTTCCCTTCGGCGATATAGCGTTCAAAGGCACGGGCGAAGCGTTCCTGCATCCAGCGTTCTTCAGTAGCTTTAATGGCCACAGCATCGCCACTTTCGCGGGCCTTCCGGATAGCGGCTTCATAGCCTGCAAATTCCTTCTCTAGCCGTGTCCCCTTGTAGTCGTCCAGTCTGCCATCAGCATAAGACGCCCAGTCTTGAATTGCATGCCAGTCCTCGACAAGCTGTTTCGGTGCTCCTTCTTCCTGTACCATACGTTCCATTTCCATCAAATACATATGGGCTGACTCATGGATAAAAGAAGACTGGTCAGCTGCATCAAAGAGATGGATAGCGCCAGAGTTAGCGTCGAAAGCCCCACGGATTTTTCCCTGTCCAAATTGGACATCGCTTCCGGTTCCGCCAATATAGATGGGATGATCGGCGGCAAAGTCTTTAGCCGTGTAGGCTGTGTCTCCGTAGTCCCGGCGGATTTGTGCCCACCGTTCGGCCATGCGGGCGTATAGATAGGCGTTTTCTTTGGCTGCCTGGGATACGGCCTGGTTCCCCTGTTGGAAGGTTTTTACAGCGTTCTGATAAACGGCCGCGCTTTCTTTGCTGAAGGTCTTACGAAGGGCGTAGTCACTATGGCTGAGTTCTTCGAATTTTTCGCCCATATCGCGCAATGTTTCATAGCGCTGTTTAGCAGCTTCCACGTTGGCATCCCATTGTGGCAGGAGTTCCGGCGATGACGCTGCCAGTTCCGCCCGTTCGTTCTTATAGGCCACATCAAACATCTGCTCTTTCGTCGCTTTACCGCCGTACTCTTTATACATATCGCTATACCAGGGTTCATTGTTACTCATGCGATAGCCACGTCCGGTCTGGACGTTATCATGGCCGTCTGTATCGGCTACGATAATGGACACGCCCTGGGGCTTGTAGGTCCAGTAATACTTAAAATTGACCGCGTCTTCATATTGTTTACGAGCGTCTTTCAGCGCTTCTTTGTAAGAAGATTGCAAGTCATAGGGATTGCGATAGACGACATCACGGGCAGCATCCTGTTCGATGTCATCGGCATCCTTGAAATGTTCCTGCATGATTTCTTCGGAGATGGCATCGCTCTTATCGTTAGCAATGTCGCGAAGTTCCTGTGCCAGAGCATCCATACGCTGCTTCCGTTCGCGAAGCGCTGCCAAATGCGTACCGCCCTGGTTCATGGTAGACGCATCCATGAGGGTATTCGTATCAAACGATTCATCGGCCCGCTGCGCAAAGACGCCGGTCTTGATTTCCAAATCCATGCCATTCTGTACCGCTGTATCTACCTGTTCCGGCGTCACTATATCGCGCTTTACGAGGTCGTTCAGTACGTTGACGCCTTCCGGAGTCCGGGCCAGCTCCTGGGCATCGGTGTAGATAGTGCCCATATCGTGCTGTTCGGCCTGGCTTTGGATGACGGTTTGATACGTGGACGGAGAATCTGTAGCCAGCTTATTATCTGATTTATTAGCCACAAGGTCTGTAATCATTTGTTTTTCTACGTTGCGCTGATATTCTTCGCGCCAGGAGTCGACTTTGAGGCTGGCAATATTACGCATGGCGTTATAGTGCCCGACTGTATGCATCCCGGTTCCCATAGCGCCCATGCCGAGGGCGGCCGGGACAGCCTCTACCATCGCGTCGACGGCGTTGTTGAGCACATCGCCGACGGTGTTCCAGCTGCCTTTATGATGGATTCCATATTCTACGTTTGTTGCGACGTCACCGATGACGGACTGTACACCTTCTTCCGTCAATTCAGACAGCGTCCCGCGGGCGTACTGTTTCGCCCCTGCGAGAGCTGCGATTTTAGCCAGGGCTAATTTGCCCTGGTTTACTACGTCCCGTTGAGCAGCCGCATTGGTCAGCAGGGATTTTGCGGCATCTTTGCCGAAGGCCGCTTTAATCGGACCATAGCCAAATTCCAACAATCCCAATTCGACGGCTCCGTTCAGCGCGCCGACGACGGCACTATCAGTCAGCATGTTCGCCCGGCTGTATAAAGGCTTTCCATTCGACTGCTGCTGTGCCATCTGCCAATAGCGGTCGGCCATGGATTGTTTGCTGATTTCATTGTACAGGCCGGTCCGTAACCCCCAGGCGGCCCCGGTCGCACCGGCGGCGGCCAAGATGGCTGCCGAGCCAGCCCCGAGTGTTCCCGGACCAGCCGCGGCGGCAGCAGGAGTGGCCGTGGCCATAGCCAGGGCCATGCCCTTCGGGACATACTGGAGAGCACGCAACCCCTGTGTGCCGTAAATGGTCAGCTGCTGCACGGTGTCATAGACGATTTTCCCCAGTGCCGATGTAGGCCGGTCTTCTTCCTGGTAGGCTTTGAGGCGCTGTGTGATTTCGTCGACTTCCGGTTTGACGGTATCCAGTTCTTCACCATTGACAGCCTTCATCTGTGCATCATAGAGTTTCACCATATCAGAGCCGGAGTTAAAAGCGTCAGCAAAGAGTTCCCCGGCACTGTTGAAGGCATCGCCGATGCGTTCAAAGATGCTGCGAGTATCATTCAAGTCCCGGTGATTCCGCAAGGCCAGGGCCGCACCAACGGGGTTTTCCTGCCGGAATTTCGCCAATTCCGGATAATATTTATCCAGCGTTTCTGGCGAATACCAGTTATTGCCAGGTAGGAAGTCATTGATAGTCAATAGGGTATCGCGTTTCTTTGTTTCTTCAAGCAGTTCGGGATGATCTACCATATACTGCGGCGATACGCCGAGCATAGGGGCATAGGTATCGGCATCCTTGAGTACCTGCGCATTTTCGTTGAAGAGATTGCGCCAAATGTCGCGGGCCGAATCGACGACCCATTCAGCGGCCTTCTGCCATTCCGGCTTTTCTTGCGGCTCTGGTGGGTTCAAGTTCCCCGTGATGGTTGGCGTTGTCAGTAAATCCGGTATTTTACGCATGACCGGCCGTCCGGATGCGATGATTTCCCCAATTTTCTCATCATTGGCGGCCGCTTCCTGGGCTTCGGCTTCATGCCGTTCAGCCGTTTCTTCTGCCGATGGCGTAATCATGGCCTGCGTCTGTTCTTTGACAGGGGTTATTTTAAGGGCATCGCTCATATCGCCCGACGTATCAAAGGTATAGTCTGCCATATTTCCTCCTAATAAATATAAGACCCGCCACCTTCGGACTGGTCTTCATCTTCCCCATTCGCATAAGCTATATTATTTTCCACGTGTTCCGTAACGCTTTCATCGACGGCATCAGCCGCTTCGCTGACAGCTTCGCCTACTTCACTGGCTGTTTCTGTCAAAGTGTCAACATAGCTATTGTCATCATCACTGCTATCACTACTATCTCCATCATCACTGGCCGCTTCAGCCGATTCGACTACATCGGCCAAGGTCCGTTCGCCGTCGAGGATTTGTTGTACGTCCCAGCGGTCAATGGTATACGAATTATGGTTCCAGTCTGTAACGATTGCATATCCATCGTCGCCTACCGTAATACGAAGGATACCTGCTGCCCGCATTTGTGCCTGTGAATAGCCGCCATTCGTCGGATCTGCCGTTATAGCATTGACGCCAAACTGAATCAAATCATTCATAGACGGTTCATTCCCATTGTGTTCGGCACGGTATTGAACGGCTGCCCCGCGAATCAGCTGCTGAATAACAGGCCAATTTCCTTTAAATTCCGCCGGATTGATACCGCTGGCATCAGCAATCTGCTGAGGCGTGATATTGTACATCGGCTTATATTCACCAGTTCCATTCTGATAATCACTGGCCGCTTTCTGCAAGGTATTGAGGTTTGCCGCTGATAAGTGAATCCCATGATTATTGCAATAGTTGACTATATCGTTGAAGGACTCTATGCCGTTGCTTCCGAACAGTGATTTTAGGACAGTCAAATTGGCCCCGCTGCTACGAGAGCTGCCACTTCCACCACGACCACCGCCGCGACCGTTTCCTCCGGATGATTCGCCAGATCCGCCAGTACGGAAGCTGACATAGGCACTGATACAGCTTTTCAGCGTCGTATATACATCAGGATTATTGTAGCCGTATCGCTCTGCAATGGCTAAATAGGCTTGTGGGTCCAGATTCCCTGATTGATAGAGCTGCTGCATTTCCATTCGTCCCTGTTCGACGATAGCGTCATTGGCTTCTTTTTCCTGCCGTTTCTGCTCAGCAATGATAGAAGTCGCCATTTGTTCCGCTTTTTGGAGTTCTGCTTCGTCATAGATGACTTCCGTATGAGCCGTCACGCCGCCGGATTTTTCCAAGCCGCCGTGATAACCGCCTAAATGGAGGTGATAGCCACTGCCGGCATCGTGGAAGAGGACCTGGTCAAAGGCGCCGCTGTCTTCAAAGGTTTTGCGTACTTCTTCGGCTTTCTCAGCGCTGGTCCCTTCAGGAAGTACAATGTCGACGGCATTGCCCCCGTTCGGTCCAATGATATGCTGACTGGTCGGTGAGCCATTGACTTCGGCGTTATGTTCCCGTGTGCGGGCCGCCGAAGAGATTTCCGCGCCGTCGGCAACGCCCATCTGGTTGAGCATCCCGCCGATGAACGGCAGGGCTTGCTGAAATTCCGGCGTCAGTTCTTTAACTTGTTCGTCGATGTCCGCTCCCTGGGTCGGCAGGTTATATGGCTGTATCTTACTGCCGCCGTTACCGGATAAGTCCATACCATCTAAGGAGTCGTAATTATGCTTGACAATCTGTTTATACTGTTCCGCCGCTTCCCCGCTGCCATTGTATGCCCGAACGCCTTCCCAATGGTCGCCGCCGTTTTCGTCGGTCTTCTGTTTGAGGATATACGCGCCAGCACGGATATTCTGTTTCGGGTCCGTATCCCATCCAGGAAACTTACTATCCAAATCATAGGCCCGCGCCGTTTCATCGGTAATCTGGGCGTACCCGCCGCCGTCTGCCATGTGCATCCCTTCGATGGTATCGCCACCGGTTTCACGCATGCCTGTAGATAAGTAGATTCTAGGGTCCAGTCCCTGTTCATGGGCGGCATCGATATACCAATCGACGACCTGGTTGCCCGTGCTGGCACTGCCACTATATACGGTCTTCGTCGCTCCGGCCCGGATGTATTCAGCACGCTTTTTAGGGTCATTCGGATACAGGCGGGCCGCTTCTTTGGCCCGTTCCAGCAGGCCATTATCATGTTTCCGCTGCAAGAGCATATGCCGCATGGACGTCAATTTGCTGTCATCGACCCAGGGACTGACCTTTTCCAGCAAGGCCGTCGCTTTATCGAAGTCCGATGCATTACCGCTGGCCGTCAAATTGGTAAGCACCGAGTTGACCATCGTCGTGGCTTTGTCTTTTATCATGGCGTCCATCTTGTCTTTCCCGTAGATATTGCCATAGAGGGCATAGGCCGTCGCCGTAATGCGGTTCAGCCCTTTAAAAAGGCCGTCGCTGTTGCCGCTTTCGACGAGGTGGTCCGTTTCGTTCGTGACAAAGGTATTGAACGTGTTGTCCCGATGTTCCAAGTCTTTCGCGTACTGGTATTTCATAACCTGGCCCGCCCGCTGAACGTTTACATCATCAGCCATGCGCAGGAAGGCATCGTGGGCTTTCTGATAGTTCGGCAGGCCGGCCATGGCCGATTCCCGGATAGCCCGTTCGCCGGCCTGGTACTGATTGACCACATCCAGGGCATTTATATCCTGCTTATTCAGCAGTCCCGTATCGGGATTGTTGAGCAGGTCGTTCATGCCGGCTTCATATTTATTTTTTGCGTCGAGAACACTCAGGTTGATTTGGTCGTCGACATAGGCCTGCATCTGCTGCTGAACGGCGCTCATGCCAGTTTGCCACACTTTAGCGCCGGACACGTTGCCCCCATAGGCGTTCGAGTCGCTTGGAGCCTGGACATTGCCATGGATGGTATTCGGGTCCACGGACGGGTTATAGCTCTTGATCTGCATGATTTCCTCCTAGTAGTATTTTTCGAGATTAACCGGACGGATACGCGGCTTGGAATCGTATTTGGCAATCGCCTTATCCAGGTTGACTGGCGTAATCCCCGTATACGTGTAGGCCGGCGTGAAAATGCCGGCTTCCTGTTTGAACCGGTTCGTATAGGTATAGTGGCCGCTGCCGTTATAATAGGTGCCCGGGTTAATGTCATAGGCGCCATTATAGGTGCCGCTGGTCTTGTCGGCGGCTCCGTAAGTCCGATGGATACCGTACATGGACGCGGCCGTCCCTAGAATCGTGCCCCATAAGGCACTCTTTTTCTGAGCTTGTAAGTTTGCCGCGCTGGTCCGGTAGGCATTGGCCTGGTTCTGATAGTTGACCTCGTTCACATGTTCGGACCAAATGTCATTGCGCTGGTTCTGCAGTAAGGTGCTGCTGTCATCTCGCCAGGCATCATAGCTGGAAGACAAAGCATCCAAAGGGGACCCGCTGAGCTGCAGTCCGCTGGCCCCGGCCTGAGCAGCTGTCTGCCCGGCTGCTAATTTCATGCGGTCATTCAGTTTAGACTGCTGTGCTGCATATTGTTCGGCAATCTGTTCTTGTTTGACCTGGCTGATACGGGCATTTTGTTCGGCTGCCTTAGCCTGTGCATTATACAGTGCAGATTGTGCGTTATACTGCTGTTTTTGCTGGTTGTACTGATTGATTCCCTGTATGGCCGTAAGGGCCATCATCCACGGTGCGCCGCACATGCTTTTCATCCCCTTTCACAAAAAACAACTGCCACGACATATCTTTATAGAGAAAGGGCTTCGAGAATTCCGCGCCGAATGATTTCAGCCAGCGCCGGGACTTCTCGTTGCTCTGTGTTATCATATTCCACATTTTCGGGAACCGCCGCTTCCACTTCGGCAGGACCTGCCGGCCCAGGGCGACGAATTCTTTCTTGTAATGCTGATAGAGGTCATGCCGTGCGACACACCACACGACATGGCCATAGCCGCAAATTACACTGCGGCTGACGCCGAACAGCAATAGCGGCTGGCCGTCCACGTAGGCGATGTGATTTTCGTAGTCTACATCGACGGCGAAGGTTTCTAAGTGGGTATCTGTTGCTTTTAATTCCATATCGTCCCGATTCCGCAGGCGTTCTGCCAGCCAGCGGACGTCGGGCAGCAATTCTTTCGTTATCGGTTTAACCGTTATATGCGCTAACCAATCCCCCATCAATACTGACCTCCTTGATTATGGCGTTGAGTTTAAAGGGGTACGGTTCATCACTCATGATGCACAAGTGGTTGCGCGTGTTGGCCCCAATATCATATAAAGGGACGCTCTGAGTCAGGTCCCCGGAAAATAAGGTATATTCGTCGGTGTATTTGAGTTCATCCATTTTGTCGAAAGTCAGGCCGATTTTACCACCGTATGTATCTTCGACGCGCAGGGTGACCGCGTTGATTTTATGGACGCGCCCCTGCAAGGTTCCTTCCCGGAGGCTGACTTCCATGCCGGGCTGTTCAATCTTGGTCGTGTACGGCAGGCCCGCGATGATACGGCTATACGACTCATCGAGATGCACCATGCCGTCAGCTGGGACGACTTCGTCCTTCTGACGGATACCGTCGCCTACGATGGTTACCGTTTTCCCGACGAGGTGTGGCAAGGCAATTATTGTGCCGCTGCCCGTGACATAAGAGTCGGCATATTGGTCGGTATCGTCGCGCATGATGGCAAACTGTTCCAAATACCGCTTCGGCTGCCCGTTCACGGTCCGTTCGACGATAGCGTAGAGCTCGTCGTTCTCATTGCGTGGGATGGCGACAATCCATTTATATTTTCCGTCCGTGACGAAATGAGACCAGGCGAAAACTTTCTGCTCCCGTATCATCGTAAAGGCCAGGAGGACGCCGTCATCGCGAACGAAAAAGAGCGTAGAATCCGGTTCCTGGCAATAAGCTGACGAGAGCAGTTTATGGTTCTTGACTAAGTGCGTAGCCAGAATATCCAGCTCGTCGCCGTTATAGTTATCCGATTCGTACTGATAGCCCAGGTCGCGGACGGTCGAACCGGACCGCTGGACATGAACGATACGGTTGCCGATATTCTGTGGCAGACACGTCGAGGAGCCGCGCATGGTCTGTGACTTTGGATAGGCTTTCGTCGGCGTCAGGACGCTGTCACCACTGATGACCCATTCATTCCCTGACGTGAGGACGACGAGGTCATGTGACGGGACGAGGTGGCGAATCTGATAGGAGTTACGGACGATGAGGTCCATTTTGATAGCGCTGTCATCGGTGACCGTACCGTCCACTTTTTCAACGGAAAAGTTCGGATAATCTCCGGTCTTACTCATCCACAATGAATAGGGATTCTTGTAGTTGGCGGCAAAGACTAAGCGGTCCTGGAAAAAGCACGACTGCTGGGGGAAACCGTAATAGCTGTTCCACGAAGACAGGGCATAGTCGGCCGTTTCGTCGGTACTGCCGAATACATCTTTGACGGTAGCGGTAATGGTCGTCCCAGAATTGACAGCCGTAATCTTTGCCGTCCCCGTATGGGTATAGGGCAGGCGTGTCAGATCTACGGTCAGTTTCGATTCACTGGCCGCATCATCATTCCATATTTTGACGATGAGCCGCAAATAGCAGCCCTCCGTTTCACTGCCCGATTCGGTGTAGTTCTGGTCGTCATTGGACGTGTACTTGCGATATTCCCGCCAAATGGAGCTTTTCTTTTCCCGCTTCTGAAGAAGGATTTCGTAATGGTGTGTCCCGTGAGTGACGATTTTCCATTTTTCTCCGACATAGAGTTCGCCTGACGTCCAGGTCGTCGTTTCTTCGCCCCATGATCCGGACAAGGTCTGGCTGCCGACTTTCTGGTTGAGCTGAATATAGCCGCCTTCCATGCCACTGTGAAAAATAGCGGCTTGCGAGCTGATAGTCACGGTCCCAGAGGTGCCGGATGGCGTAACTTTATTATCGACGACGGCATCGAGCATGGCGTCATAATAGGGTTCGGTGATTTCCATGTCGATAAGGTCCCAGCCGGCCTGTTTATGCCGCAGCAGTTTTACCGGATACTGGCCGGAACAAATATACATGACATCGCCGGACTGACTGAACTGTAACCCTTTAGGATTACTATAAGGCGTACTAATTTCTATGCCCGTATAGGCGCCATCTTTCCAAATCCGGATGTATTGGACACCAACTTCCAGGAGATACGCGTCAGTTTCAGAATTGTAAAAACTAACGAGGATAGCGTCCTGAGTGCTGCTTTTGAGTTCGCCAATATACTTGGACCCCTGTCGACGGTAACAGCCGCCATAGGGGCGTATAACGGTATTCTCCGCATTAAGCAAAGCCGACTTGTACTGGTCTAAATCGACACGGCTGCCGACAGCCGGGGATATTTCACCTGTCGTAAAGGCCGGCTGAATGACGTAGATGTTAGCCACGGTATCCCCTCCTTGCGGCGATGTAGCTGCTTTCAAAGGCGGTGTGCGGTTCCATTTCCCGAGCATCCTGGACCTGCGCCTGAGCGATGACAGCCCGGTACAGCTGATATTCGTTCTGTCCCTGCTGAGGGTTGCCAGTCAGCCGCATAGCCAGTTTCGACGCCAGCAGATGAGCGAAACCTTGCAGGAAAATCGTATCCATCAGTTCCGGGTCTTCCACATCCCACGTATAGTCGGCATAGCACTGCTCGCCATTGGTAACGATGACTTTCGTACTGCTGCCGATATTGACGACGTCGAAGCGCTCATAGACGCGGTCAGCGCCGCTGGCATCGGATACGACGTTACGGATCATCAGGCATTTATCGGGATAGCCATAGGCAAAATCCCAGCCCGGCACATCGACATCGACTACGGCCAGGCGCTCAATCCGGTGTGCAAACCCCCAGGGAAAAGACCGTAGCACTTCACGACGTGTCGGGTCGTAGAATAGTTTACAAGCTCTCGCATTTTCCACGCCTTCTTCCATGTTTTCAATGACGCCCTTGCCGATATTCGACAGGGCCATGTTACAAATATCTGTATCGGTCATGGCTGCTCCTTTCTATAGAGTGAGGGGCCGAAGCCCCTCCCATCTACAATCTGTGTTTCCGTACGAGGTCGACGAGGTCTTGTTTCGTCGTATCGTCGGGATACGGTATCCCGGCATGTTCCAGGCGAAGTCGCAGCTCATTGGCATGTAAATCTTCGAGTCTCCGCTTCGGGCCGGCGTTTTTGAAATGGATAGCTGGTATCATGCCAGGTCCGCATCCATGACCAGGGCGGCCGTCAAGGTGCCACCTGTCAGAGCCGACGCGCCGGTGTATTTGATACGCATGAAGCCCAAGTCCCCATAGGGAACTTTTGTTTTCAAACCGTCGTCTTTTTTCAGGGTATACGTTCCCAGGGTAACGGCTTGTGTAAAGGCTTCGTCCACAGCCGTCTGTAATTCGACGGTCAAATCGGCCGTAGCACCGGGAGCCGTGACGTAGAGGATAAGCGGATTTCCCGCATCCCCTTTGCCGGTCTGGACGACGTCCGACGTGCCTGTCGTCGTCCCGTTCAGTGCTTTCTTCCAGTAAAAGGTGTTTTCGCCATCGTAAACCATAGGGTCCTCCTATTCTGTAATAACCGGTTCGGTATCGCTCAGGGCGTCACATTTGGACACTTCCAGGCCCTGTACATAGAGTTTCGGGATTCCGTTCAAGGCTTCGCTCTGGGTGACGTAGATGTTGTTTTTGTCGTTCAAATATAATTCGAGAATTGTATAGACTTTGTCCGACACGTAGAGAATCGGGCGTTTCGGGTTGACGATACGGTTCTTTGCGACGATGATATTTTCGACGAGTTTCTTCCGGTCGGCTGCCGTAATCCCTGTCGGGTTTGTGGCAACATCGACGTTGCGGATAGCCGCAACTTTACGGAGATTCTGGACGGCCAGGCCAGCGTCCCAGGAAAACCAGGTAACGAGGGCATTGTACTTGCCCCCTTCGCTATCTTCCACGATATGCTCGCCTTTGTCTTCCATTTTGAGTCCAGCCTGGGAGCCTTTTGGATAAATGCCGGTGACGGCATTTTCGCCCCAATCGACAATATACATCGACGTCTGTTTATTTTCCGTCGTGCCGCCGGCGTTAATGGTCTGGAAGCCATAGGTTCCTTTATCACCCGTGAAGGTATTGAAGCGAATACCCAGGCCATTGAATTCATCGGGGTTCTTTTCCGTGTCGCCGTAGAACATATATTTCGCCAGGTCCTGCGTGAAGCCTTCGACGAAGGCGCCGTCTTCTGAACGACGGGTTGCTTCTTTGTCCGGTGCCAAGTTGACGATACGGACGTCTACCTGGCTCATGCCTTCCATAAGGCAGCAGGTATCGACAATCTGACGGGTCGTCGATTTCCCCGGCGTAATGCCGCGGTTGATACGGCGGAGCTGGGGATGAGGATACGACGTGCGCAGTGTCGTCTGATTGCCTGTCGGCAGGTTGCCTTCCATCCAGGGGATGTGCTGCATAATCGGGTTGCTCTGGGCCATGATTTCCATGATCCAGGCAATCTTGCCATCGGGATCCATGCGCTTGCGCAGGTCCGAAAAAGTCAATGCGGTGTTACCGTAAGCCATAGTTTAGCCTCCTAATATTTCGAAAAATCTGTCTGATCATATAATGAACGGCCGCTTCCTCCGCCGCTGCCCTGGCCACTGTCTCCCGGGTCTTCGCCCACAAGGGAAGCCATCGCGGCCATGGCGCGGATCATGGCAATGTGGTTGCCAGCGCCAGTGAGGTTCAGCATTTTCGTAAAGCCCGGCACTTTTTGTTCCAGGTAGTTACGCGTCGTACAAGCGGCTGCTACGGTTTCGTCGAATTTTCCGCCCAGTTCCTGGCGGGCTGTTTCGCCCCATCCCTGGATTTCCTGGACGTAGCTGTCCTGTACCTGCTGCGCGGCGGCTTGTGCCGCATCCCGTGCATAGGTCATACCGAACCGTGCGGCCGCGGTGGCCTGGTCCTGCGTGGCCCCCAGGCCGTGAAGAATGTCGCTCAGCTGGTTCGACAATCCATCATCCATTTCGGCGTTTTCGCCAAAGATTTCATGAAGTGCACCGGAGTAGTCATACGTTTCCGGTGCGGCCGGCGGGTTCGTATCCTGCGGGGCCGTCGGCGGATTCGTGTCCTGCGGAGCCGGTGTGCCTTCGTCACCACCCAAGGCAGTGGGTACGACAGGAGCGGAAGGGTCGGTTTCCGCAAATAACTGTAAGTTAAACATGTTTCTTTCCTCCTTCAATGCGGGCGATTTCCAAGGCGTACTCGTTTTCGGCCTGCTGTTTCTTGTTAATGTGGTCGACATCTCGTGTCAGCATGGCCAGGTATTCCAGCCCGACGGAGCGCCGGCCTTCGTTATACGCCGTAATCAAAGCACTGCGGTGAAAGGTCGGTACGTTGACACGCGCCCGGTCTAACAGACGCATGAGGAACCACCGGCCTTTTCGGTCCGCCAGTACATAATTCAAAGCCTCCTGGTCGAGGCGCTGGTATTCATCCATCATGTTTCCATCCCCATCCATTCTCGTAATGCCGGATTGCCGTCATTGGCCGCATCAGTCAAATTCTTTGCCGCCTGAGCCAGCGGGGCCGCCTGCTGTGCCTGCTGCGCGGCCAGGGCCTGCTGCTGCGCTTCCTGTTCGGCTTTCTGCTGTGCCTCCAGGATTTGCTGATATTCGTCTTCCGACCGGACCATCGTAGCCGGTACGCCAATCCGGTCGAGGTACTTAGCCACGGCATCGGAGAAGTCGACACGGTTCACGACGCGCGGGTCGAGCTGTGCCGTCTGTCCGACAAAGGCCAGACCCTGTTCAATCGCCGTCAGTCCGGACATTTTCTGAGCCTGTGCCAGCGGAGACAGGTACTCGATTTTGATTTCCTGCCCGTCGAGCAACTCCTGCACTTCGTCCGGCAAGGGTGGAAATACCTGGTTCCGGTCGAGGATGTTATAGACGCGTTCCAGCACTTTATTCAGGAATTCTGATTGCAGTCGTTCGACGACTGGTCCCAGCTGCTGCAGTTTTTCCTGGTTCCGGGCCATGACTTCTTGTGCTGTCATCTGTCCCCGGTCGAGCTGGTCGAGCATGAGGAACAGGTCCGTCGAGTAAGCCCGTTTGATACGGTCTTCGACGCGGACGATTTTCTGGTCCAGCGTGCCAATATCCAGCTGTCCCTGGAATAAGGGACGAACGGCATTGTTCGGGTCCAGGTTCGCCGTATAGCCGCCAGGGAACAAATTGATACGGTGGGCAATATCTGCCGGCCCCTGCATGGGCGGTTTGATACCGAGTTCGGTGGCCATGGCCGCGTCGTATTCCATTTTTTGGAGCATCCGCGAGTCTGGCAGGGCATACCACGCCGGGCCGATTCCGTATTCTTCCAGTCCCTTTACGTCATAGCGGGCTACGGGGATAGCCCATTCTTCAAAGCCAGTCGCTGCCAGGACTTCCTGGTCATTGGAACCTTCCACCCAGTAGACAGACCGGAACGGCATGTGCTGGTTTCCCAGTTCATCGGCATCAGCTTTATCGTTTTCTTCGACGAGCCAGCATACGGTAAAATACGTGCTGTAACCGTTATTACTGCGGTAGACATCCTGCACGCTCTGCGGGCAGTTCTCCAGGCCGAATTTGCCGACAATCTGGGCCGCTGTCATGCGGACTTTGCGGGCAAAGGTATTGACGATACCCTGAGCATTGGTACCGAGGGCATAGGTCCCGATGGTATACGGCACAAAGGTTATGCCGCGTCCAGCGGCAAATATGCCCATAGGTGCCTGTCCCATGGGCAGTTCCATGTATACCGTATGGACGGCATTATAGAAATTGCTCCGTGCCAGGACATACTCTGTAATGTCACAGCGCTGATCTAACACGCGCTTGACCATGACGTTATCATTGAGCGTCATGTCGGCCAGGGTATAGCGGAACCACTTCCGCGACGGCGGCGTCAGGCCCGACTGGATCCCCGCCGCAAAAATACTGCGGCAGTCGCCTGGCGTCGTGTTGTAGATATTGTCGTCGTGCAGGTTCGGCTTGCCTGGCTGGTCATCGTCGAACTGGCCATCGTAGGGAAGTTCATTGTCCCGTATGTCCTTCCATATATCCAGCCAGCGCTGGCGGTTCCGAAAGAGTGCGGCATAGCGCTGTACGAGTTTTGATTTCTGCTGGACCGTGTTGGTCTTCTTGAATTTATGGCTGCCCGTCGGCGAGCGGGCCAATTCTGTTTCAATAACCGGTCTCATAGCATCACCCTAATGTATTCTTGCCATTGGTGCTCCCTAAAATGGAGTCCAGGCCGGACCGGAAGTCCCGCAACTGCGTTGCCGCAAAGCCGCGTTTCTTCTTCGCATTTTTCGTGGCATCGTCCGTCGTATTGCTCGTATCATCGCCGACGTTGACGGTCGTTGCTACGGGGTCTGCCTGCGGGACCGTCGGGGCGCTGCTGCTGCCCCCGCCAAATCCTAAAATACCGCCAATGGCTTTCCCTACTTTTCCACACATAGTGTTACCTCCTCTTGAACAAATCGTATTTCGTATTCGCCGTCCCTATATCCGCATCCCTGCGGAGTACAGGAAAGGCAAAGGTCAGAGCCAGGGCATCTGCTTCGTTCGGAGATGGAAGCCCTCGCCGCTTCATGTCTTCTTTTTTCTCCAGCTGTATTTCGCCTTTAGCATTGACAAAGGCTTCCGGCCCGATGAGGTCGTCATGGATGACGTCCCCGTCTTCGAGTACCCCGCCATCCCGCAGCCAGTCCCGGAGGGCGCCCCACATTTCGGCCCGTTTATTGGCATAGCCCCGCTTTCCGGACGCACTGCCAAAAGCCACGAGCCGCCACTGGCGCCCCATGGTCAGGCCGAAAGAGTACACGCCCGTTCCGTAACCCTGGTCGATGAAGACGGCCTGGGCCTGGTACTGGTCTTCAAAGGCGGCAATCTTTCCGGCGATGACGCCGTCGTTGTCGTTTTTCGCGTACGACGCCAGCTTGTGGCTGTACAGTCCCTGCCGCAGATAGATGACGGTCGCATCGCCGCCGCTCCATGCCATGTCCACGCCGAGAATAACTGGCGCAAAATTGTACTGAGCGGGCCGTATGGCGCGTTTTTGCGCGTCTTCGACGAGTTGTGCTGAGATGAACTGATTTTCCGATGTAGCCGGAAATTCGCCGCGTACACGGACCCGGAAGAAGTCCGAGTCTTCGCCGTATTGGTCTTCCCATTGTTGTATTTGGGCTTTGTTCGATATAGGTACAGACCGGCTGTCTATCTTCTTTGTGTTCCAGTATTTCCGGTATTTCGTAAAGCAATCATGGAAACGCCCGGTGTTGCGCGTCGGGTTGCCGAAGGCGCACCAGATAATCTGGGTATCCGTATCGGTCAGCGCCCCTTCGGCGACTTCCCAGATAGCATCGTCAATGGCCGAGGCTTCGTCGAATACCAATAGGATTCGGCTGCCCTGGTTATGCAACCCGGCGAACGCTTCCGGATTGTCTTTGCTCCAAGGGATAGCATCAATACGCCATGTCCGGTCGTGCCCTTCCTGGATGGAAAAGAGCGACGTTGCCGTCAGATGGAACAGCTCTTTTCCGATGAAACGCCGATACCACTTCGCGAGTTCCGGCCAGGTCTTCGTCCGCAGCTGTGCTTCTGTATTTGCCGTGACGACGCCGCGCGTATTGGGATACGTTGAGATAGCCCACAAGATGATCCAGGCGACCAGCGCCGATTTGCCGATACCATGACCAGAGGCCACGGCTTGATGAATGACTTCATTCGGCGTAGCCAGCCCTTTCCCTATCATCCTTAGCTGTTCCAGCTGCCAGTCCTGTGGCGCCTGACCTTGCAGATCCGGGTCATGGTCCCAGTCAAAAGCAAACCAGACAAAGGCTTCCGGATCGTCACTTACTTGCCCCAGGCAGTCTATGACTTGATAAGCTTCATCTATGGTCATTCCTTTTTCTTCCTTTCCATAGCGGCTTTGAGCCGGTCCTCTGTATTTACAGCCGCATCGACACTCAGGTTCCCTGTTACTTCCGTCTGCTGCTTCTGTTTCCAGTCACTCCCGGCCCGGTTTGTCAGGTAAAAGATACCGGCCCGCGTGTCCGGCGGATAGTAGCAGAGGCTGTTTTTCTCCGTTGTCGTCGTAACCTTCTTGCCGTCTTTTTCGACGGTGACAGTTTCGGACTCGTGGATTTTCTTTTCGATTCCCAAGGCCCTCGTCAGGAGCGCATTTTCTACGCGGGCGATGCAGTATTCTTTCGGCTCTTTGAGGGCCTCCGAAAACTCTACATGTTCGGCCTGCCATTTGTAAAACGTAGACAGGCTGATACCGATGTAGTCGGCGATTTCATCATTAGTCCAGCCTTTACGGCACATAGACTGAACAATCATCATGTTTTTCGCCGTGTTGAATTTAGCCCAGGTCACAGCGCGGCGCTTCTTAGTTTTTATTTTGCGCGCGCTATTTGGGCGCGTATTATTTTTATTTAAAAATATCTTTTCCCGGCGAATCGGGGTTCCCCGGATTTTATTGGCTGTCATTTAAAGACCCTCTTTCTGGACCGATAGGGAACCGGCTCATGGTTCAGATCCGACACATGGCGTTTCGCCCGATGATATTTCAGCTCAAAACACACGCAGCGCTCATGGACGATTTCCAGACGCAGGTTCGTACAGATTTCCATTTGGTTGAACTTGCAGCGGATGTTATCGCAGTGAATCATGGCCGTCCCCCCTTTCTGGGTACAAAAAAGGCGCTCCGCGGTTAGGCGAGCGCCCGTATTTTGTTGTTTTCTGACACTATCATTTTACCACAGGTTCGACTCCTATTTACTCCTGTCTTTTAAAATCTCGATAAATTTCCGCATCCATGCGGCCCGTATCAGACTGTTCAGCTGCTCCAGTGCCAGGCGGTGACTATTATATGTCCGGGACGGCGATAAGTGAATCCGCATGGCGACTTGTTCCCATGTCAAGAAGTCGACGTAGTAGTATTTCAAGATGGCCCGCGACCTGGCATCTGGAAGCAGGGATATAAAGTCTTTTCCCATTTCCCGGATCTGATAGAGTGCCGCTTCTTCGCGGGCAATCTTTTTCACAAATTGTTCGATGTGAACGGGGATACGCGATAAGTCGTTAGGACCGCCAGCGCTGACACAGGGGCGCGCCGGGTTCGAGACTTTCAGGCATAGCCCGTTTTCCTCCAGGTATCGCTCATACTTCAGCTCTTCCAACTCGTAATGCTGTGCCCGAATCAACAATAAGAATTGCTTTGCATCTACGATATTAGCTCTGACAATGTCCACCTTACCACCTCAACAGTAAATACATAATTTCGAGCCAAAAGATAATTGCCCAGGCAATCATTGCCGTCCACACAATCCGTTTCAGGTCCACACTATCGGTCCTCCTTCGGTATCCGGGCTATTGGTGCCCAGTAATGTACCCGCTTCTGGTCAATAAGCTGCTGTACATCGTCGACAATCCAGTATTCCCCATCAAAAAATCCACATACCGGGAATCCGTATTCGGTGTCGGCGTACATCGCGCATAACACGCGGCGTCCTACTTCAGGCATTTCTTCCCTCGTTGCTACCCATTTCATTGATTTTCTCCCTTTCCTTTCGTTTTTTCGTGGAGAACCCGCAGGTGATCCAGTTCCTGATACAGCGTCCGTGCTTCATACTGTGATTCGGCGATATAATTTTCCGTTGTGATATTCCCGTTAACGTATTTATCATGCAGTCTCCAAAGGCTGCACGTTCTCTGCCAGACGCTGTCTGCTACTGTCTGGAAATTTTTCAAGTCAATCTGCGCCTGTAAGTCTTCCATCTGGGCCGTCCAGGTATCCTTTTTTTCTGCCAGGTCTTCTGCAGGTTCCGTTTCCACGACCGCAGGTTCCATTTGCTCTTGAGTGGCATCCACTGTTTTCCGTGTATCTTCTGTCGGCTCTTCGGCTGGCTTATCGTCGATGAAGTCCATGATAGTTGTCTGCCGTGGATCATCGGCCGGCTTATTACTAATGCCGTTCATGTCTTTATAGTGGCGGACATCGGCCAGGCTGATTTCTTCTATGTCAAATTTAGTCATCCCATCGAGCAGGCCCTTTTGGTCTTCTGGCCGTAACTGGCAGATTTCATAGGCCACGGATACACCGAGTTTTCCGTCTTTCATTTTCTGCTGTAAGTCGACGATGAGGTTATTGTAAATGGCGCAGAGTCGGCCAATGGTTCCGCTGCTTTTATGCAACAAGGTCTGCATGGCTTGCCGCTTTGTTTCGGAGATGACCCCTTCCTGCCGCTGGCGGGTGATGATTTCGTCGGCCCGCTGCGCTTGCAGGACTTCTTCCCATGGCGTCAGGATACGGGCCGCACTGTTGGCCCTAATTAGTAATCTTTCTGCCTTCGCATGGTCCGGCTCGATTTCACAAGGCAGGTCCGCTTCCACGTCGGCCCCGTCGGCCAGCAGTTCTTTGACGGCCTGACAGCGCCGGTGCCCGCTGATAATGATGTACGTTCCATCGCCCTTCGGTTCGACGATGAGGTTTTGGCGAACGCCGCCGTCTTCTAAAATACTGGCTTTCAGCTCATCCAGACTACCGATGTGGTAAAAGTTCGCCGGGTTCGGGATGAGCTTGCCTACGTTGATGGCCCTCACGGCCCGTGCCGTCTTTTGCGGTACGAAGCCCAGACTTTCTGCTAAATTCATGTGCTACCTCCTGTCCAATTTGGACAACCTGTCCACGATTTCATTCATGACACGCCGATACTGCCAGGCCGGCTTGATGCACATTGGCTTTAAATGATGGTCCGGCCCGGTCAGTTCTGCCAGGGGCTTATGCTCGATAGTCGATTCAGCCACCCAGGCACTGCGGCTGATGGCCGTCGGAAACAGCGGCAGACGTTCGCCAAGCAAAGCCTTTACGTCATCACTGTACCAGGCCGGCTCATCGTGCGTGACCAGGACGCCCAGCACTTTCGCATCAAAGCCCGCTTCCTGCAAATAGCTTAACTGCTGCATGAGATTTTCCAGGCCGTGCGTGCTGAAGGCATCCAGGCGGATAGGAATAATCAGATAGTCTGCACACCGCAAGGCTCCCGCCGTCAGTTTCCCCAGGGCCGGCGGGCAGTCGATAAGGCAAAGGTCGTAATCGTCAGCAAGGCAATCGACGTCTAAGGCCACATCTTCCATATCCGATAGCGATAAATTGCCAGGGATAATGTCCAACCATGGCCATTCCGTGCCGACCGGCTTCAGTTGGACAGGGCTGTCCGCATCATAGCGGCTGAAATATTGTGACAAGTTTCCCTGCGGGTCCCGGTCGACCAAGAGGACACGGCGCAAGCTGTTCCGCTTCGTTCCTTTGAGTTTTTTTGTTCGATGGGTTGCGTACAAATGTCCCAAGTTGGCGGCCGTTATGGTTTTGCCGACGCCGCCCTTGAGACTGTACACGGCTATTTTAATCATGGCCATGCTCCTTTTCATAGACAAATTTCAAATGGCAGAATTCACTCCGCACACTAAGACCGGATTTCTGACAGCGCGTCCTGATTATGGCCATCATCTGGCCATAGCCGCCGATACCCATTTTTCGTCCCAGGTCTTCTACTTCGGCCATGAAGCTCCGCGTCTTCGGCTTCTTGATTTTTGGGGCCGGTTTATATTCCGGGTGGTTATCGTGCCAGCGCAGGTTGATGATACTGCGGCTCAGGCGCTTACATTTTTGGCTGTAATACTTTTGGCCGCGCCTGGCATCGGGCATGGTACGCCCACAGATACAGCACACGCCATGGGTCGGATGATAAATCCGCTGTTCAGCTGCCACGGAACAGGCTTCGCACAAGTTCCGTTTCTGACTGGTTTCAAATGATTTTCCGCAGAGTTCACACGTGGCAATCATTCTTTGAGCGCCCCCTTTTCGCCGTACAGACGGTGCAGGTAGTCTATGCAAATATCCCGTGCGACTGCCGGCGCCTGGTGATGACGGATGAAATGGCAGTGCGGGCAGAGCATGACGACCTTCGTTTCTTCGTCACTGCGGTAAATGCCGCACGGCTCATGGTGGTACTTCACACCATATTCAATCGGCACACCGCACCAGATGCAATGGCCGCCGTCGCGGTCGTAAATCTTATCGTAAAATTCCCTGGCCTTCCTGCCGTTCAGGTGGATTCGCTTCTTTTTTTTGAGTTCCATTGTCGGGCCTTCTTTCTATTCGTCCGGTGCTTGTATACCCGGAATTTGACCAGGCGCTTATCGTAGATATACTCGACGCGCCCATAACATTCTTTGCCGGTCCGCCGCCCGTGCTCAAATTCGACGAAGTGGATTTCCTCGTCAATCCGGACACATTCGTTTTTTCCGAGCAGCAGCGTATTTTCCCGTCCCTCTGCCACGGCAGCGAACGGGCCCGGTGATTTGCGGATCAGGTACACCAACGCTTTCCTCCTCTCTTATCATGCGATAGAACATGTACGGGAACCCATAGGCCGTATACCCGTATTGCACGGGCTTTTCAATATGATAGCCCTTCTTGGGTTTCGGTTCCCGCCACGTCTTGGACTGTATGATTTCCTTTTCAACCTTTGGCTTGCGAAGGTTCCGGCTGCACCGATAGCGGGACCGCTGACAACGTTCTTTCTGGCAGTACGTTTCTCGCGTTTCTTTTACGAGATATTTGGCCACTCGTTCCGCATCAGCTGGCTGGCCGTCGTAGAAGTGAAAGGCGTTATAGGGTATTTTGCCCCACTTCCACAGTGCCTGATATTCCCGCCGTCCCCAGCCGATGTTGTTTATCAGCAGATGATGATGAGGGCGATGGTCCTTGCCCTCGCTCGTGCCAATCCACTTCAGCTCATGCCCGGCCGCCCGGTAGTGGCGTCTTAGACATAGGATGAAGTTGTCCAGCCGCTTTTTCGCTTCGGCTTCGGTCGGAGCTTCCCCGGCATAGGTCAGGTCCAGGCGTATGTCATCCTCTTTGAAGTTCTCCAGGATGAGGAGCCGCAGGTTCCGGATGGAGTTACGCTCATTTACCTTCCACTGGTCGGCGCCGGTCTTATTGCAATTCCGGCTGCGCGGCATTGATGGATGGTGGTAGCGGGCGGTATGATATTTTCTCACCTCGATGACGGGACCAGCTGTCACCGTTTCCATGACATACATGCCGAACCTCCTGTCCGCCGGTTGTTTGTATATTTAATACCTTTAAGCAAGTGTAAAATAGGGCCGTGCCCTATCCTTTAAACCTGCTCTATGTTATACTGATTGTGTACCGACGATCTCTTTTGCAACACAAGGTAGAAAGCGTCTCATTCTTTATGAGTGAGGCGCTTTTCTATTGCCCTCAGGTTTTGCCGGAACTTTTCCACGGCCCGGCCGCCGCGTGTATCTGGTAGTTCCTGTTCCTTCGCCTTCGTCTTTTTCTTTGGCGCTTCTTGTTTTATGCCGTACCAGCAGGACCATAGCATAGTCCCTGCAAAATACTGGCAATCTTCACAATGGTCCTGGCAAATATCCTGTGCCCTGGCCTTGCAATAAATCCAGCTGTTCGCCGTTTTGCCGCATAGCGGGCATGTCATCGACTGCCTCATTAAAACTTGATGATCAGCCGCTGGCCGGGATGCAGGTCATCTGTACCAGATATATTGTTGACTGTCTGTAGTTCATATACGACCTGCCGAATATCGTCACTATCGCTGGCAATGCCAGCTGCAATGTCCCAAAGGGTTTCCCCCTCTTGGACGTAATGGATGCGCTGTTCTTCCAGCTGCTTCGCTTCTTCGCCGGCCGTATGGCCGATGTAGATACCAATGCCGCAGGCCATCGCCAGCCCCAGGCAGAAGGTTATGCCTTCACGGATCCGCGACCGCTTCGACTGCATCTCCGTAGTATGATGGCCACGTACTTCTGTTCCCTTCATTTACATCAGCCACCTTTCAATCCCTTTTAGGACATCTACGATTAATGCGCCCGGGCTGTCGTAAGCAACCCGGATGGTAAGGTGTTCATAGCTTCTCAAGTTGGTAACTTCGACTTCGCTTTCGTCTTCCGTCAAAATGAAGCTCAAATCTTTTCCGGCATATTCTGCTGCCCGTTTAAGACAGGCCAGTACATCCCGTTTCTGTTCCCATTGACCACTCATGTTTTATCCTCCTTCCCCTGGGCTTCTTCCTTGGCTTTTCGGTATTCTTCTAAGGCCTGGACATTGGCCGGGTCCATATAAAACTCTAAAATGTCTCTATAGAATTCATCCAACATCGTCTTCACCGCCTTTTTTCATTAATTCTTTTATAAAAAACGTTCCATGTCGCTGGCATCGTAAGCGTCTATCGCGCTTATCTTGTCCACGCGTTCCCCTGAGTTGGCGTTGATGACGGCCAAATATACGCCGCCACCAAACTTTTCAACCAGGTAATTATGGATGTCTGCAAACGTAATATTCCCGCCTTTAGGCTTTCTAAATACTTTTACCAACGTTCCAGTACAATCCCTATATGAATCCATGATTAGTTTTTCCATGTTTGCGTCCTTGTTGTCTACTTAAAGTAGAATTACGAGTTAAAAAAATTGATATTGTCATAAGGCATATTCAAATATTCCGAAATCATTTTCGCCTGCTTGATGGTAGCGAGTTCAGGATTTTTCTCAATTTTACGATATGTCTGTACGTGAATATGCAAGTAATCAGCCATATCCTTTTGCCTTTTATCCCTTAATTTTCGTGCTTGCGATATACTGTACGTCATATACGCTCCCTCCTTTCATCTTTATAATAATCTACTTTAAGTAGAATGTCAATGCTGTATTGTGAAATTATTTCTACTTTATGTTGATTTATTTCTACTTTTCTTGTATGATGTAAGTAATCAAGGAGGTGTTTTCCCTTATGGCTATCAGTGAAAACATAAAATTATTGCGCGAAAAATACCGTTTATCTCAAAAAGACCTGGCACTTATTGCTGGAGTAAGCGACAAAGCCGTATCTACTTGGGAACGAGGGCTGAAGGAACCTCGCATGGGAGCTATTCAAAAGATTGCGGATCATTTTGGAATCAAAAAAAGCAATCTAATTGAAGATGGTGGAATGGCGTCGATTGCTACTCTGCCTTCCACAAATAACAGCTTTACTCCAGAAGAAATAAATATAATAAAAAAATATCGTCGCCTTACTCCCGAAGGTAAAAAAACGGTATTGACTATTTTGGACCTTCAGTATGAAATGGTATCTCCCAAGATTAAGAACGACGAGGTAATTTAATTATCATAGATTTTAAAAGGAGATGATGTGACTATGCTTAATATGATTATAATGGGCCCCTTGTCAAGACCACGTTCTAAAATTTTAAGAGTGGCAGTAA